CCGCCCCGCATCGCTCGAAGGGGTAGGCGGGCGACGGTCGTCACGATCAACTGCCGAGCGCGGGCGAGCGCTGGGACTCGCATAGCGTCGGCCCGGCTAATCGGTTTATAGTCTCGATCGATGAGATCGGCCCATACGATCGCCTCGAGATGATTAGGGCGCGGCGCCATCGGCGAGGCCAGCACCGGCGCGGGTAGGCCGGTGGTGACATCGCCGGGTAAGCGCGTCGCTTTGCGGATAACGTCGATGAGTCCCATAAAGGGTTAGTGTCTACACGCCGTCGACGGTGGACGAATACCCCCGCCTTTTAACCCCGCTTGACTTGTTAAGTGCGTTTAACATATGCTGGGGGTGTACCAAGAAAGACCAACCCGAAAGGACAGATAAATGTTCACTCTCACCGCCCTGACTGCAAACAATCGCACCGGTAAAGACTTTCACCTCGCGGGCGACTCGCTCGCCGAACTGCGTGACAAACTCGTCGAGTTTTCGGGCGATCGCGCTAGCATCGCTAGCGCCGATTTCGCCGACCTCCTGTATGCCGCCGACCCCTGGGAACTCGACGACGACGAGACAGCACCCGAGGCGCGCGAGCTCACCGCCGCCCTACTCCTCGAATTTGCATCTTGCCTACTCGACTTACCTGTAAGCCGCCTCGCACTCGATGAGATCGCCGCCGACGACAACGAGGCCGTCGGGCGGGTCGTCGCCGGGGTATACAAAACGATGAGCGTCGACGCGGCGACCCGTATCGTCGCCGGGGTACGGTCGATCTCAACCGCAAAGGGCGCGAATTTCGTCGACGCGGTTTTTACACACATCGACGCGATAGACCTCGAGGAACTCGAATACATCGCCGGCGCGATCGAGCGGGCGAAAGAACTCGAGCGCTACGGCCGTAAGGGCCGTAACGTCGCTATCTTGATCGCGTCAGCCAAGGGCGCGAGCGGCGCCGAGATCGCCGAGGCGAGCGGACTTACGCGCGCGGCTGTCTCTCAACTACTGCGCGCGGGCGACTAACTCGCGGACTCGACGGGCGGCATGTAAGTCGCCGTGAGAGCGTTTAAGATGCCGGGCGGCGGCGACCAACGCAGCCGCCTTAGTACCCCGCTCGGCCCTCCACTTACATCGATCGCAGCATACAACGACGAGGTAAGGGTCTACATCGAGCGTTAAGCCTTGTGCGTTAGTCGATTTACTCACTAGGGTGCCTCGTTTCTAGAATCGAATCATGGGGGCTGCCTCGGGGGCGGCCTGGTGGCTTGCGGCATACATTGCAAGGGTCGCGGCCTCGATCGGTGCGATCGATTGCGCCGATCGTCGAGACCACGCCCACGCATCGCCGACGCGGCGGCGGGTGACAACCTCGGCGGCGACGTCGAGGGCTTTCGACGGCTTGATCTTGATACGCGGGGGCGAGTCGATCACCCGGTCGTAGAACTCCGCGCACGACGCGGTGAGCGCACCGGCGGCGAGTTTGTCAACCTCGGTACCGTCGCGGGTCAACTCGTCGAACAAGGGCCCGCTCGGGCCGATGTGGTCGACGAGTAGACCGGCGTTGTCGTGCTTGTCGAGTAGCTCGCGTAGGCGTGGGGCTGCCCACGATGTGCCGGGGCGTCGGTCGACGATCTCGAGCATTGGGATACCGTCGGGATCGACCCACGCGGCCGCTATTGCGGTCTCGGTGCGGTCGATGTCGACGGCGGCGCCGAAGGATACGCGAGCGTCGGCGGGGATATTGTCGTCGGATTGGGCGGCTTTCCACGCGGGTAGGGGTATGACGCGCTCGAGCGCGCCGGTTGGTCGGTTGCCGTAGGCGCGGGCGAAACCGGCGGCCGATAGTGTGGAGTGAGCCTTAACGAGTGCGGGCATTGCTACTGTGTGACCAAAGGCGGGGTGACAGGCGGCGACGAGTTCGAGGTCGTCGGGGTTATCGTCGGGGCCTATTCCCCACTCGAGTAGCGCGACGGTCTCGTCACCGGCGCGGGCTTGATCGACGAGGCCGTGAAACCACGTCGATTTAGCGGTACCCATTGTCGAGACGATGATCGTTTGCGCGTGCGGTCGGGTGGCTTGCGTCGGCTCGATCGCTTGCATCAAGGCCGAGGCCTCGGCCTCGTCGAATACCCAAGCCTCGTCGATGATGTTTAAGTCGGATTGCTTGCCGTGTAGTTTTTCCTCGTTCGGCGGGTGGGGCTTGAACACACCGCCGGTGAGACTGCACGTTAATTCTTGGGTGCCGTTTGCGCGGCGCCACGTGAAAGCGGCCTTAAGCGGCGATTTTGTCACTTTTGATAGGCATTCTTTCCACAGGTCGGAGGCGTCGGCCCCTGTTTGCGCGGTCAGCCATACACGGGCGTCTGTCATCGTCAAAATACGGTGCACGGCGACCGAGGTGACGAGCGTCGACTTACCGGACTGTCGGGGCACCGAGATAATTACGGTTGGCCAGCGCGGCGAGCCGTCGGGGCGGCGCTCGCCGATGACATCGGCGGCCCATTCCTGCCACGGGATCGGACGGTAGCCGAGCAACCTCATTGTTTTTGTGATCGCGGGGCCGAGTGTCGGGGCGGCGGGTTTAGGCGTCGCGTACCGAGGGGGCGGACAGCTCAGCGAGGGCGCGGTTAAGCTCGTCATTTGCTTCTTCTTTGCGATTAGTTGGTGTCATACGGAGTTCGGCGAGCACTTCGCGATAAGGGCCGGTGAGATTTGCGATTGCGTAGCACGATTTTTCGCCTTGAGCCTCGGCGGCGTCGAGGGCGCGGGCATTAGCGCGGGCGACCGAGACGAGGGCCTCGTCGAGTGGCTCGAGTAGGCCGTGCTCGCTGGCGGCGGCTAGCGCGATCTCGAGCATTTCGGCGTGGCGTGTGCCGAATTCATCGGTTGCGGGGGCGATCTGGACAAGTGCGAGTTGATCGTCTGAATTAGTGCTTTTTCGACTCATTTTTAGGCCTTCTAGCTGGTGTTTTAGGGGGGGAGG